CAGAAATGACCGCAAGCAAAGATAACACCGTCCGCTTCAATGCAACTGGATCGGTTGAACTTCAAGCCGAGGCCGGAGCAATGCCGCGATTTGTGCTTCATGCTTATAGCGGCGGCGTGATGAATCCGAAGCTAGCGATCCGCTGGAGTGGGCCAGTTGTGGTTGATCTTGGCGGAATGCAGATTCGATCCGAAGCTTTGCCGGTTCATCGCGATCATGACACGTCGCGTCCAGTTGGACACACGACCGAAATCAATAACGACGGCACGCAACTTTCCGCCGTGGGTGTATTCTCGATTAGCAATCAAGACTCGCAAGAGTTGATCGATTCTGGCAAAGCTGGCTTTCCGTGGAAAGCTTCGGTCGGGCTTTCGATTAACGACTATAAGACAACCAACGAGGGTCAAACGGTGGCAGTGAATGGTCGTCAATTCGACGGGCCAATCCTTGTCGTAACCGCTTCGACGCTTGAAGAAATATCGTTCGTTTCCGTCGCGGGAGATCCCGAAACCGCAACGGAAGTTTTAGCTAAAAAGTCGGGATATATGGAGGCACAACAGATGCCAACTTTTGAAGAATGGATGAGCTCGTTGGGCCTCGATCCAGCGAGTGTATCCGAAGACCTGAAGATGGTTTTGCAGAAGCAGTACGCCGAGGTTATGGAGGAAATGGTTCCTCCGGTGGCGGATGCTGAAATGTCCGAAGAAGTGAAAGCGATGGAAGATAAACCTGTTGCAACCGCTTCTTCCGAAGCAATCGACCTTCGCGCTCAGCTCGCAAGCGAAACGCAGAAAGCCGCCGAAATCCGTTCTTTGTGCGCGAAGTTCGGAAACCCCTCGATCTCGATCAAAGGCAAGACCGTGGACGTCGCCGCGCACGCGATTCTCAACGGCTGGACTCAGGAGAAAACCGAGTTGACCATTCGCAAACAAAAAGACCTTGAAGCTTCCCGCGAAGCTCGACCAAGCGGGCCAGCGATCCACAGTAAGAGCAGCAGCCAGACTACGATGGCGAGCCTTCAAGCCGCAATGCTGATTCGTGGTGGTGCTGATGTTGAGTCGAATAAGTGGCAGCAACGCCGATTCCGCGACGCTTGTAAAGTTGACTGGCTTCGCGCCTCAATCAACAGCGACCAAAAGCAAGCCATCTTGGAAGATGCTCACCGCTTCCGTAATTCGTCGCTTCTGGAATTGACCGCGCACGCTTTGCGTGTTTCTGGTCAAGAAGTTCCGGTCGATCGAACCGACTTGCTTCAAGCAGCTTTCTCGACTTCGTCAGTTGCCAACCTCTACGGTGCAACCATCGGCGCGCGAGTGCTCGAAGGTTACAACGAGATCCGCGACTTTACCGACGGGTGGACGACCGAATCGGAAAATCCCGATATGGAAAACCACAACCGAATCCGCATGACTGCAAGCAACAACCTTGCTTATTTGCCGATCGGTGGCGAAGCCGCTCACGCTTACCGAAGCTTGGCGACGGAAGCAACTCGCGTCGAACGATTTGCTCGCCAGATGGAAATCGATGAAGCCGACTTGCTTGGCGACAATTTCCAAAAGCTTGCTGACACTCCGAGAGATTTCGGTTTAGCCGCTGGCCGCATCCGACCTGACTTGGCAGCAAACATCTTGCTCGCCAATGCAAACCTTTCCGCAACCGGACGTGCTCTGTTTAACACGACCGACGGAAACCGATTCGGGTCCTCTGCACTAGCACGAGCAACCTTGTCCGCCGCGATCGCAGCAATGGCGAAGTTCAAAGATGGTGATGCCTCGATTGGCCTAGCCGCGTCGCATATTGTTGTTCCGCCGGACTTGGCTGATACTGCGATTCAGCTAACGCAGTCACAAAACAACGTGACGACTTCGGCAAACGATGGTCAGATCAACCCACTATCGCGCTACGGAATTGTGACGGTCAGCGAACCACGACTTGCAAACGGTGTTGTCGATCCAGTTGCAGGAACGAGCCGCAGCGGTTCAACCACGACTTGGTACTTGGTCAGCCGCGAAGCACGGACGATTGAATTCGTTTACTTGCAAGGCGCAGGCCGTGCACCAGTGGTTCGCACCTCGCAGCTCGTCAACGGTCGCTTTGGTATCAACATCGACGTACGCCACTACGTTGGAGCTAAAGCATTGGATTGGCGAGGATTGGTTTACAACCAGTCGGCTAGCTTGTAAACGAAGAAAAGCAAAACGCCGGTCAGGGAGGTTCGCTTTCCTTATCCTGTCTGGCCGGTTGTTTTGCTGATAACCAAAAGGAAAGTTCAGCATGAAGATTCGATTGTTAAAAGATGTTTCAGTCGGTCAAGATGATTACAAGCAAGGTGCGATCCTCGATAACCTCGATCCCGGAGTTATTGAATCGCTGCTTGGCGTCGGGTGGGCCGAACGAGTTGAAGACGTTAAATCAAAAAAAGATAAAGAGGTAAAAGAGAATGGGTGCTCAACTGTTTCATCCCGCCACTGAGCGGGAATTCACTGCGTCCGCTAATTTGAACAGCGGCGACATTATCCTATCGGCTGACGGAAAGGCCGTTGTCGTTACCGAGCTATCGGGCGTCGCAAACGGTCGCGTCGGTCGCGGTGAAATCGCTGGAGTGTACGACGTGGATGCCGTTAGCGGCGACACTTACGCAGTCGGCGTTTTGGTTTACTTGACCGAAGCGACGCAGGTTGCCGCAACAAGCGCCGGTTCCGGCAAGATCCTCATCGGTGTTTGTGCTTACGCAAAGACAGCCGGTCAGCTTGTCGTGAAAGTTGATCTTAACGGCACACGCACTTCGAGCGACGACTTCTCTTAGTGATTGACGGTTTTGGAGATTTAAGCGATGGCTGACGTACTTGGAACCGGAGTTGACTGGCTTCTCGGTACGTTGGCTGCGCACGTTTCCCGAACCGTGATTTACCGCAGAGGCAGCAGCAGCGCGAGCATTAGCGTCACGCTTGGACAATCCGAATGGGAAAACATGCAAGCCGATGGAAGTACCATTCGCTTTGTGACGCGCGATTACATCTACTCACAACCAACGCTAACGAACTTTGGTTTGCCGCAGCGAGGCGATGAGATCGTTGATTCCGACGGCGTTTACCAAGTGCTTCCGACGGGAGCGATGCAAGCTTCTCGGTATCTCGATACTCGGCAAAAAGGACTTCGGATTCACACGAAGAAGAAGGACGCCGCATGACGAGCCGAGCGAGAGATTTGGTGAGCGAGATTGTAACCGAACTTGAATCGCAAGCGACGCAAGAACGCTTTACGCTTGATCCTGTTGTGTTTAAGAAAAGTTACTCGCACGCTTACACGCTTGAAAGTTTAGAAATCTTTCCGACGTGCTATGTCAGGTGTGCAACAAAAACGCAGGAACCAGCAGCACGCCAGGACATTTACCGCAGCGAGTATTCGATTCAAATCGAGATCGTTGCAAAGCTTAAAAACACCAACGAAATTAACGACGGCGCAACGGTTGAAGAACTTGAAACGCTGGTTGATTTTGCTGAACAAGTTGAACGCGCGATGAAGCAATTTTGCTACCAGAAAGCAGATTGCACGTTGACGCGAATCGATAGCGATCCTCTGTACGAGGCCGACAACTTAGAAACGATGAACGTCTTTCGTGCCGTTCAAAGTTACACGTACTTTATTGTTGAACGAAATACCTTAGTTTAGGAGCCTCGATAGATGGCAAATGAAGCAATTGGAAAGGTTGGCAAGGATTGCAAACTCTATTACAGCGTCGCGTACAACTCGCCGACGTGGGTACAAATCAAGCAAGCGATGAACGTCGATCTGCCGACGATCACCAAAGGCACGGTTGACGTGATGAGCCGCGAAAGCCTCTGGAAAGCCAAGGCCGGGACTCTCAAAGAAATTCAGCTACAGTTTGGCTACTTGCACAATAACTCTGCTGACGCTGTTTATGCTGCTTTACTGGATTCGTTTATTGCTGACACTGTTTTGACGTTCGCCGTCATGGATGGTGCGATCGCAACGGCTGGCTCTAGTGGTTGGCGTTTTCCGGGAATCGTCACAGCGTTTACGATGACCGAGGAATTAGAAGGCGTTCGCACGTTTTCTGTCACGGTGGATTACGCGCGAAAGCTTGATAACACTAGCACACTGATTGAGCCAGACTGGTACGAGATCAGCGGCAGCTAATTAGGAAGGAAAAAGGAAAGCAATGTCAGATTTTGTAGATGAACTTGGGAACAACTGGAACTTGCGAATTGACATTAACGCGATTCGAAAAGTTCGATCGAAGCGGGGAATTGATTTAGCTAAGGTGATTTCCTCACAAGATGAACTGAATCGATTGGTTG